CGGCCTCAAACCCTGCGAGCCCCGAGGCCCGGAAGGCGCGGTCGCGCAGCAGGTCGGTCACCACGCCTGTGCCCTTGTAGATCGCGTTTTCCAGATCGATGCCGCAGCGCGCATCGCCAAGTTCCGCGTCGCACCCCGCCTGAAACGTCCGTCCGACTGTCTGGCCGAGGAGATATGCCAGGCTGCGGACCTCGGCGACAAAGGCGATCCGCCCGCGCCGGATTTGCCCGACCGCACCCCGGCGCAAGAGCACACGCTGGTTGGTGTCGGCCCAGTTGACCCGCCACAGTTCCACCGCTGCGTTGTCCCAGCGCCCGTCGAGGATGTCGCTCTCGGTGATCCGATCCGAGGTCAGAACGCCGGTGGCATCCTGCGCATCGACCGCCAGATCGGAGCCTGCGCGGATCTCCGAGGCGGCAAAGCCGCTTTCGGGTTCAAACTCGGTGCCGTCAAAACTGAGGGTGCGGTCATGATCGGTGAAGCCGAAGCTGCCTCCATCTGTCCGGCTGATCCGCCAGCACCAGGCGAGCGTGGTGGTGCCTTCATCGAGATGGGTCTGCAGGTCTGGGGAGAGGGTCTTCATCTGCGGATCTCGATGAGCGGAATGGAGGTGATCGATCCCAGCCGCTCGATATCGAGGGTGACGTCGAGCGTGTCGGTGTCAAACCGCACCGGCACGTCAAAAGCAAAACCTGCTGTAATGATCACCCCGGCTGCGGGCGGTTCGGCGAAGCTGACCACGCCGGTGTCGGTATCGACGCTCCAGCCGGTGATCACCTCGGTGTCGTCCAGCATCACCCGCACTGAGGCCGGAACCGGTTTAGTGATGCTGCGCGTCCAGCTTTGCGCGCCCGAGATGTAGCGTTTGATCAGCTGGAAGGTCGTGGCGAGACCATCACCCAGACCGATCTGCTGATCGGCGGGCGTGTCTTGTTGCGAGGGCAGCCCGCTTTTGTAATCGGCCCAATCCTTGAAGCGAAACCCATGCAGGCGCCCGCCTCTCGCCTCAAAGAAGGCCACCACTGCCGCCAGATCATCGGCACGGCGGATGCCGTAGGCCACATCATAGCGACGGCGCGAATTGGCCCAGCTGGCGTTGCGCTCCTCGTCACCGCTGGCCAGTTCCACCACTTGCGTGCGCCGCTCGGGCCCGCCGCGCGCCCCGCGGCTGATGTTGTCGGGAAACCGCACCTCATGAAACGCCATCAGATGCCCCTCTGGCCCAGCGACACCGCGCGGGCAATGTCGGCGGCGACCTGTGTTCTAGACTGCCGGAAGCTGTCGGCGTCGCGGGCATTGATCGTGACATTGACGGCGGGTGCTGCGGACTGGCCCTGGCCAAAGCCAGCCGCCTCTCGCCGCGAGAGCACCCGTTCGCCGCGTTGCAGGATCGCCGGAACCTCGTCCGGGCGCAGCCCCGCAAATCCTCCCGCGTGCATGCGTGGCGCACCGGCAAAGGCCAGAGCCGGGACCATGCGGCCCGGACCCGGCGCGCCGACCACGCCGCCCGCGTGCAGGATATTGGCGAATAAACCGCCCGCGCCGCCCAGCGCGCCGGAGAGCGCATTGGCGATGGGGCCGAGGATGAAGCGTCGCGCTGCCAGCTTGGCCAGATCGGCAATCATCGAGGTGACCAGATCGCCGAAGTCGAGCTTGCCAGTCTTGACGAAATTGCCCACGGCATTCTCGGCGCTCTGGAAGGCCCCGACCAGTGCCTGACCTATATCGCCGCCAATGTCGCGGGCCTTGGTGGCATAGTCGGCCAGCGTGGCGGTGACGGCGGCCCAGCCGGTCAGGGCGGTTTTTGCCCCCTCAGCGGTCGCTGTCCCGGCCGCGCGGCCAGCAGCCCCGGCACCCCCGGCGGCACGGCCCGTTCCGTCCAGTTCCTCGCCCAGCGCGGCTGCTGCGGCGGCGGCCGCGGCCAGCGCGGCTTCGGCCTCTGCCCCGCTGTCGGTCATGGCATCGCGCAGCGCCTGCAGGCTGGCGAGCGGTCGCCCGGCGGCATCGGCCAGCATGCCCGCCGCCTCGCGGAACCCATCGGCGCGGGCGCGGGCATCCTCGGCCATCGCGCCAAGGCCGAGGTCGGGTGGCTCCAGGAAGCTACGCGACAGCGCGGCCGAAAAGGCATCGGCCGCAGCGGTCCCGGCAGCGGTGGCCGCCCCTTCAAACGGGTTGCCGATCCGACCCAATCCGACAGGATCGAGCGTGCCGATCCGCACACCGCCCTCACCGGTGGCCCATTCCGGCAGCAGCGCCAGCGCCGCGTTCAGGCCGTTGATGAAGCGGTTGATGCGGGTGACGACGCCGTTCAGCATCGCCTCGACGCCAGAAATCAACCCGTTTGCAGCCTGGAAGGCGAAGTCGCCGATGGCACCGGGCAGTCCGCCCCAGATCGCCACGGCGGCATCAAAGGCCCCCTGAAAGATCGCCGCCGTCCGGTCGCCAAAGCTTACGACGCCCGCGATGGTGCCCTCAAGTGCTGAAAGGCCGGACGCCTTCAGCTCCTCCCAGCCCGCCGCCATGTTGGCAAGGGCTGCGTCGAGCGCCAATCCCATGCGGGACCAGACCTCTTTGGCCAGATCCCCCAGCAGCCGGACCGCCTCGCCCACGCCGCCCGCGCCCGCGACCAGCCTTGTGAACTGGAACACCAGCTCGCCCGCGCCCACAATCAGCGCGCCGATCCCGGTGCGGATCAGGGCTCCACGCAGCACGACCAGTGCCGTGGCCAGCCCGCGCACCGAGAGCGCCGCCGCTGCCAGCCCGGCCACCCAGCGCCCGGCCATGACGCCCGCAAAGGTGGCGGCGATGGACGTCAGCCGACCGATGTTGTCAAAAAGCGCCTTGATCGCGGTCCCCAGCGGCCCGGTGGTGCGCGCGACGGCGGCCAGCGCATTGGCCACCGCCTCCAGCGCCGGGGCCGCCGCCACCGCCAGCTGGTTCGAGACCCCGCGCCAGATCAGCCCCAGCCGCGAGATCGCATCATTGGTGCGCTGGATCTGGCTGGCGTCAGCCTCCGAGACCACCACCCCGAAATCCTGCACATCCGCCGTCGCTTGCCGCAGCGTCGCCGTGTCGATCCGGGTGAACACCAATGCGGCCCGGTCGCCAAAGAGCTGCGAGGCCACGGCGGCGCGCTCGGCCTCTGGGATAAACTCGCCCAACGCCTCCTGAATGGTGGCGATGCGTTGATCCAGCGGCAGGCGTTGCAGATCCTCGGCCGAGAGCCGCAGGCGACGCAGGGCGTCCACGGCGGGGCCAGCCCCGGCAGCCGCCTGGCTCAGCCGCCGTGTCAACTGCACGGTGGCCTGTTCGACCTGACCCATCGACACGCCCGCCAGATCGCCCGCGCGTTCCAGCACCTGAATGCTGGCCACGGTCGTGCCGAGCGAGGCCGCGAGCTTGGCCTGCGCATCCACCGTTTGCAGCCCCGAGCGGATCATCGCGGCCCCCGCAGCGGCCAGTGCGGCCGTGGCGGCAGCGGCCGCCAGCGTGGCGCGGCGGGCAAAGGCGGCGACGCGGGCATTGGCCAGATCCATCTCGCGCGACAGGCGACCGAAGCCGCGCGCGCCAGCCGCGCCCACACCCTCGAGCTCGGCGCGCACCTGGCGGCCGCCCTCCGCCACGAGACGGACGGATACGCGTTTCTCAGCCATCGCGGCCTCCTTCCATCTCTTCGTTGAGTTTGCGCACCATCACCGCCTCGATCTCGGGCAGCAGTTCGGCGGCGATCAGGGGATCAATGCCTAAGCCGCGAGCGAGGGCCAAAGCCGCGCCCATGTCCCAGCCAAGCACCGCGCCGGGGATCACCCGCAGCTGGCCGCCAAGGCGGCCAACCAGATCCCAGATCTGCCAGCCCTCCGGCGTTCTTGGCCGGTTCAGTCTTGCGGGGCAGTCGGGGCAGGGTCCGTTGCAGACGGCGCAGTATCGCTCACCCCCGCCGAAGGACCAGTCGGCGAGGGCGCGGAGACGTTTTTTTCGGCGTCCAGAATGAGGCCCCGCGCGACATAGGAGGTCTGGAACGCCTCAAAGACCGGCCAGATTTCCAGCAGGGCATCGATGCCCTCGGGCGTGACCAGCACTGGATTGCCTGCGTCATCGCCCACGCCCTCCCAGTCGAGCACGGAACGGCGGGCGATGGCCTTGGCCATGGCGAGCGCCAGGTCTTCCTGACTGGCATCCTCGGGCAGGGCCTCGACGGCGGCATCGGCGCGGGCCGACACCATCAGCGCGGTGGTCAGCGGTGCGACCTGCAGGCGCAGGCCGGGGGCGAGGTCCAGCCATTCGGGCGCGGCGGTCAGGTTCAGGCGGATCATCCGTAGGTCTCCACATCATTGATCAGGGTTGCGGTGCACATTCGGCCCACCACGGTGTCGTGCGCCGCCTGCCAGTCAAAGGTGGCCTGCACGCCCTGCGGTCCGGAAATCTCGATCCGGGGGCGGGGCAGATAGACAGCATGCACGGTGAAGGAGAAGCTTTCGCCCGAGGGGAGCACATAGGCGAAGCTGATCTCGGCAGGATCGCCGTTGATGGCCTGGCTCACCAGCGTGCTGTCGGCAAAGCGCACCTCGATCCGTCCCGTGAGGGCTGCGATGCTTGGATCGGCCCCGTCGATCCTGCCGTCCGAGCGGATGGTCTCGATCCGGT